TAGAACTTCCCGAAGAACTGCGGCGCTGTGAAGATGTAGACATTCCCCGGGCGGAGGATGTCGGTCTTCACGGTACGAACAACCTTGCGACCGAGCAAGGTGTTGTACTTGTAGCCGTCAACCACGGTCTCGGACTGGATGCGGTCACCGAAGTCCTCAACGGTCCATTGAAGGACGTCGTCATGGTCACCTTCGGTGAGGAGCACTCGTTCACTCCGCAAGCGGTTGTTGTCCAACATCTTGAAGAGGTTTACGAAGTCCGGGCGTTGAATCGGGCGGACCAAGAAGTCCACACCGTCTGCGGCCAGGGCGAGCTCGCCCTTGATGACCGAGACCGCCTGCGCGTTGGCATTCATCGCACGAATGTTCGTTGCGTTGTAAGCCACCGTTGTGACGGTGTTGACCTCGGTCTGGAGAGCTTGAATGCCCGACTCGATGTGCCGGGTGAACTCTCGGTCCTCGATCTCTTGGATGTCCTTGACGGAGTTGTCCTCGATGATCTTGGTGATGGGCATCTCGTAGGCCAGGAGCTCCTGCTCCGTCTTCTCGAATTTCTCCGAGGAGATGGTGAAGAAGGCGATCTCAGCCTTGGGGCCACGAACGAACCGAGCCGTGGGCTGATCACGGAAGGTGATCGCCATGGCGCGGCTTTGTGGCTCCACATCCACGATTTTGACCAGCGTGTCGTGGTTCACGCTGCGCTGGCAGTCAGCACGGGTAACCTGCTCCGGGGGCAGAATGTGTCGTGAGTACGCCACCTCACGGAGGCGGTCACGAATCCAGGACCCGCCGAGCTCGGCGAGTTTGTCTTTTCCTTCTTGGTTGTCCAACCGCTGGTTGAACATTTCGATGCTTGCTTGAACCATACTCATGGCTTAACTCCTTGTTGTCCTTTCAATGTCCTCAAAATCATCCGGTCGGGATTACCGATTACGGATGAACCTCAGGTAGCCACCGTTGTTGGCTGGCAACCGGCTGACGTAGCCAATGACGAACTCCGTACCCGCCGGCGAGCCGGGGAGAGCCGTGAGACCACGACGCGCGATTGCGCCGATGGTGACGTCATTGACCATGAGGGGTTGCCCCGCGTACGTGATGGTGGCTTCCAGAGCCGGGTCCATGATCATGGTGTCCGCCTCGTAGAAGTTTCCGTAGAGGAACGGACCCTTGCTGATGGTCTGAACCTCGTAACGACCTTGCTCCGCGAAGTACGCGAAGCCGGGGACAAGCCCGTCACCGGAACCGCGGGCCATCTTGTATGCGGAGTTGAGTTCCAAGAACTCACCTTCGACCAAGGGGGTCGCGCTGTTCGGATTGAGGATTGTGGGATCTGCGAGCTCGAAAGGACGACGGTGAATCGTCTGGAACTCACTGACGAGTTTGAAGTATTGTGGCATTTCTGACCTCTCTCTTTAGAATGTGATTCGTTTCATCTTCGCTCTGGATGTACTCAGAACGAGGGGTCTTCTCCCGTTTGAATGAACGTCTCAAACGGATGTTGATTACCCCCGGGTACATCCCCTACGTCACCAAGACCAACGCCCTGTGGCGATGCGATCTTGATGGCCTCCTCGGTGACATCGAGGTTCTTGGTCGTCCGCAGATGTGCAACCTTCTCTTCGAGGGTCATCTCTGAGGACAAACCTTTCGCCTCCATTTCCCGAGCGAGCTTGACAACACGCATGTCCCGCTCATTCGACGCCAACTTGCTTTTCAGCTTGACGTTTTCTTGAACGAGATGACGAATTGCCCCGCCAGCCTGCTTGAGGAGGGCCCCTGCGTCTTTTGAACTGATCTTTTGCATTGGCTTTCTCCTTTTACATGCCAGCGTTCAGCGACGGGGACATGGTCCCTCCCTCGCCAGCTTCAGGTGGGATAGCTCCTTCAGGTCCTTCCATCCCCTCTCCTTCTGACGCCGCAGCAGCGGCCCCTTGGAGGGCGAGGAGTTGTTGTGCCTGGTCGAGCTCTTCTGGAGTAACGCCGGACTTTGCTGCTTCCAAGGCTTCGTCAGAAACCTCAGGGGCTTCGCCGCCTGCATCCATGCCTGCCATCTCTGGAGGCATTTCTTCCTCCATTGGGGGCATGCCTTCTGCCGGTGGAGCGCCGCCGCCTGGGGCCATGTCTTCGCCTTGGGCTCGCTTGATCACGGACGCCAACTTCCGAGCATTTCCAGATGAACCGTCCTGGAACTTCCTCAGCAACTCTCTGGCTGCGTTTGCCTGAGCCGATGAAATCTTCACACCCGCAGAGGAGGTGCTATCCAGCGACTTATCGAGAGTTTTGTCGTGAGCCGACGACATTGCCGGCTCCGTCAAGAGCTCCGCGAGAGCACCCTTGTTCTGCTTCTTGGCTTGGGCCTTCGTTGCGTTGATGGCGCTTTCGACGCTGCTCAGCAACTCACGGCCGCCGCCTTCACCAGAAGTGGGGGCAGTATCCCGGGGAGTATTTTCACCCACTTCAGAGCCCTGCATTTGGGCCGAGGAAGCTCCAGAAACGGACTGGAGCAGCGGTTCGGTCCCCGCGGAGATCTGAGCTGGGTTCAAGGCGTCTTCGGCCATCTTTGCGAGTTCATTTCCATACTTTGAACGAATCATGGAAATGGCACGCGCGGCTGGCACTCTGGCTTGGGCAGCCTTCTGGAGCAGCGTGAGGACCGTCTTTTGCTTCTTGGCCCGTTCGGCTACTTTTTCCAGAGGGTTTTCCTTCGACACAAGACGCCGGAATGTGGCTGATTTGGCAGAGGCTTGCTTGAGAACTGCCTCTGGCATATCCGCCATCATCATTTCTTGGTTGGTCCCAAAAGCGTTGGCCGCATCTTGTGGATTCGGCTTCTCAGTTGGGGTCACGGACTTCGGAGAGATGAACTCCCCGAGGGCCTCACCACTGTCCCCGCCGGAAAGAGGCGTGGTGCCAGGGGTGTTGGTCTCCGTAGACGGAATGGCTGTCGTCCCACCAACTCCGGTTCCAGAGCTGTCGGTCGACACCGTCTTCGGAGGCGTAAGCGCCTCTGGAGCTTTCTCGGTTTGATGAGGTCCGGTGCTGTTGTCACCGGAGTCTGACGGTTGTGAGGGCTCAGGTGGTGCGTTTCCGCCAACTTCGAATGCAGCCTTTCTGAGCTCATTGTGAATGGCTGCATACTCAGCCAACTTCTCCTGCGGAGTGCGCTCATCGTTCACCAAGTGAATGTTCTTGGCGAGATGCTCACAGGCAGCGGCGATCTTGAGAAAGTCGGTGCCCTCGGCAGGGGGAAGAGTTCGTGGTTTAGCAACGGCCGCCGTCTTCGCGAGCCCAGAAGAAGACGAAGCGAGCTTCTCCTTGGAGTCGGTCAACACTTTGTGGACCATTGCGTAAACCGAGGGTTCTTGATTAATCATGCTCGGTCTCCTACTAGGTTCTCACAGGCGGCGGCGGCGCTACTTTCGATGACGCCATATTCTGGCCCGCCCCTGGCGATTCTGAATGAACAATCGAGTAGTTCGTGGGCTTGGCAGCAGGATTCTTCTCCTGCTTTGGGATGCCTACACGGGGCGTTGACGGCACCATCACGTTGCCCCCCATGCCACTCTTCTCAGACGGCGGTGCCGCCATATTAGAAGAGATCTTGGAGAGCTCATCAATGAATGCCGTCAACGTCACGTTCCTCATCCCTTCAACCCTCGAACTTACTGGACTGGATAACCAGCCGCTTTCAGCATCTCGAGTGCCCGGGCATCGACGGCAGCGGCGAGCTTCTGCTCATCCGATGACTGAACAGGGGCTCCAGCTTGGTAGCCAGCCTCTTTCAGCAGCTCTTGAGCACGTTGCTCAGCGAGAACGTCCAGGGCGGTTGGTTTGTGCACGCTTGCTTTCTTGGCGAAGGTCTTCTTCGAAGAAGCTGCCTTCTCCAATTCGGACTTCTCGTTCCAGAAAGCATGGGCCATGACGCGCCCAATGTAGTCGGCATTGGCGAGTTTCTCTTCTTCTGACTCGTCTTCTTTCTTCTCTTCTTCTTCCGACTCATCCTCG